CTCAGACTGCCGTGTTCCCGGGCGCGGTGGCCACCGATCAGAACATGAAGGTGGCCACCGACAATGCCCAGACCGTGCTCACGACGCCGTTGAACACGACGGCAACCTCGTTCACCGTAGTGACCGCGGCTAAGTTTGTCGCCAACGAACTGGTCACGATCGATAACGAGCAGATCTCGGTCTGTTCGATTGTCGGCTCCACTATGAACGTCGGGCACTCGAGCTGCCCGAACGTGGACGGGCGCGGCTTCAATCACACGGCGGCTGCCGGTCACAACGCCGGCGCGATTGTCTCGGCCTTCATCACGGCCTGGAATTTCAACTCGACGACTGCGGAGATCAAGTCCATCGAAAGCGTACTCGGCCCGAACATGACCAACCTGGCCGCGGTGGTATCGACGCTCAACCCGAACCTGTACAACTTCGCGGCGGTCAAGCCGTCCACACCGCTGATCGCGGGCAACACTACGGTCACGTTCCCCGTGGTTCCGATCGGCATGAACGGCTCGGACTACCTGCACAACGTGTACGTGTCGGGCGGCACCGGCCCGTCGGAGGCCTGCGCGATCACCGGCGGCACGGGCACCTCGGGACAGGTCAACGGGCAGATGATTCTGAACTGTCCTAACGCGCACTCCGGCCCTTACGCCATCAACAGCGCATCGGCAGGATTCGCCGAGGCCTGGACGCTCGGCCCGTTTCTTGCGCCTACGGCGGGTACCTACAATTTCTATGCGCCCACCACCCCGCCCAACGTCGGCAGCGTGAACTGCGGAGCGGCCTACAGCTACGGCACGGCAGGCGTGCAGCTGAAATACAATGCGCTGACCGGCAGCATGTTCAACGTGGTGTTTGACGGCTTTTCGATGTCTGGAGGCTGCATGCTCAGCCAGGTGGGCACGCCGACCTCGTCCATCGGCATCCACACCTGCGGCGGCGGCTGCTCGGGCAATCCGGCACTGGCCAATAACTGGTCGATCAACGATGTCAGTATCAGCAAATTCTACCAGGGGCTCTATGTGGACGGCGGAGGCGGCAACGGCCAAGCCGACAACCTGATCGTGGCCGGTTCGGTGCTCGACAACATCACGCTCGGAGGGGGTCAGGGACACTTTGTCGACATCATCACCGTAGCTGCGGGCCAGCACGGCATCGAATATGTCAATAACTCGACCCACACCGGCAACGGTGGTGTCTGGTTCGGAGGCGTGCAGACTTTCGGCAACGGAGGATGGGGCATTCACGCAGCGCAGAGCGGCTTTTGGCTTGGCGGACATCTTAGTTACTTGAACAACGATTATTCGGGCGGCCTCTACATCAACGGGTACGGCGGCCAGATCAATCACGTCACGATCCAGTACGAAGGTATGCCGTACAGCGGTGCGCCGTGGGCTACCAACACAGCGGCCATCGGCATCGAGCTGGATTCCTCGGCAACCAACATCAATATCACCGACGTGCTGTTCTTCCAGAATCAGGGAAGGTGTCTCTACATCGGAGGCACCCAAAACCGTCTAGTGAACGTGAATGCGCTCTCCTGCGGAGTGGGCGGCAATACGTCGCAGTCCAATAACTTTGCGGCGCACTTCCCGATCTCCGGGCAGCTCAACACCATGATCGGCAGTCAGGTCGGATCGACGCAGATCACCCAGAATAATCTGACCCTGGTAGCCAATCAGTTCAACCAGAACTCCGCGACCCTGCCTACCGTGCAGATCAACGCCTCGACCGGCATGAACCTGGTCGGGAATATTATCATTCAGGGGGGCAGCAACTATGCGGTAGTCTGCGGCAACAATGCGCAGATCGCCGAGGCGGGCAACATCGTTTCCGGTACGACATCCGGACTCTGCCAGCGTGCCCTGGCTTCCGCGCCTCTGACTCCCGGCTTTCTGTACAAGACCGCGATGGCCAACATCGTCGCCGGCATACCCGGCTTACAGGCGGGCATCGAACTGTACATAACCGACGGCACTCCGAACAGCGCGCCATGCACAGGTAGCGGCACGGGCGCGATCGCCGTGTTCACCGGCACTCAGTTTAACTGCCACTAAGTCATGGCGAATTGGAATGAAATCCTGTGGGGGCAGGTGCTGCCGGGCGGCGGCACAGGCGTCGGCGGCGGGCTGGGCGGAGTCGACATCAACCAGGTGATCGACAACGAGCTGCCGGACCTGCACGCGGCATCGCGTGCGGACCTCGTGTACTGGACAACCGGAGACCTGATCCAATGGCTCGACGAGTCGCTGAAGCGCCTGGCTCTGCGTACGGGCGTGTTCCTCACCCGCGTGACCGGCCTGATGATCGCGAACCAGGGCAGCTACAACGCGCCTCCGCAGCACCTCTCGACACGGCATCTATCGCTCAACGGTATCGCTCTGCGGCCTGCCAACACCAAAGAGCTGGAAGGCAAAGACGAGCAATACCTGACGACGGCCGGCACTCCGGACCACTGGTATCCGGACCTGCTGGGCATGGACATGATCGGACTGTACCCGGTGCCGTCCGCGCCGGGCACGCTGGCGAATATTTACGATAGCTGGCCGCCGACACTGGACGCGGGCGGGCAGCAGACGCTGGTGCCCGGGCCGGCGCCGCTGAAGGGCTATCTGGCGATGGCTCTGTTAGGCGAGGCGTACGGGCGGGAGTCCGAAATCGAAATGCCGGACGTGGCACAGCACTGCCGCGGCAGGCTGGATTTGTACTATCAGGTTTTCGAGGCGTACTACGGCAAAGGCGTGTGATACCGCCAAGGCGTCCCGCAGCTTTCCAATTCTCGCGCATCCCGCAGCTTCCGGACGACTGACATCAGCCCCGCAGCTTCCACGGTGGCGGGCATGCCGTAGCTTCCCGGCTGGCGGTCCACCGCAGCTTCCGGGTGATCAGAATCATGCCGCACCCGCAGCTTCCGGCTTGTGCGGCGCTCACCCGCAGCTTCCGGCAATCCGGGGGCAACCCGCAGCTTCCGGCTGATGCTCCATGACCCACGCCCGCACGACGACGAGCGACCCGCAGCCGCCGGTTAATTCAGTGGAAGCTTACGGGGCTGCCGCAGTGGCCTGCAGATATCCCGTACGTTTTGCAGCTTTCCGCGGACGGCTGGACCGGTAAACGTATCCGCCGGTGACCGCGCTGCGCCTGACGGTGGCGCAAAAGAAATTTAGCACGAGTTCAAATGATAACCCACGGCTCGCCCCGTAGCTTCCTGGTCTTTGTCGTCATACCCGCAGCTTCCGAACAACTGAATCATTGTGGCCTATAAGCTTCTCGATCTCAAACTAACCCCCGGCTCGCTCAACCTGGCCGCGCCCGGCGACCAGATCCCGGAAACCGACTGTCTGGACCTGACCGGCTGGTGGCAAGGCTCGGCAGGGGAGCTCCTACAGGCGATGGGATGGCGCAACCTGTCGATCTTCCAGGCCGGCAAAGCGATCGACAGCCTGTGCCAGGTGAACGGGCGCATTTATTACGGCGGCGCGGGCTTCCTGTGGCAGGTGGCCCGCGGCGGCGGCGGCGATGCGCAACTGGACGGCGGCTTTGACGGCCTGCCTTTGGGCATGATTTCGTACCAGGGCTACCTGTTCGTCATGAACCGGGCCCACCGGCGAAAGGACGACGGCACCACGTATTCAGACTGGTTTCCGCTCGCACCGGCAGCACCGACCATCACCAATCCCGGGCTGACCTCGGCCTCAATTCCTATCAGCGAGTGCGACCCCGACGGAACCACCCAACTGCCGAGCGGACCCTATACCCACATCAATGTATTCACCCCGTCCGGCCCGACCGGCGGAGTGGACAACGTACTGGCCGGCGGGGCCATTACCATCAGCGGTAATACCAACCCGATCTATAACGGGACATGGACCGTCGAAACAGTCCATTACGGATCAAAGAGTGGCGGCGTAAACGCCGGCCAAAGTCTGGTGGTGGTCCTCGGCTCGCTGTCGAAGGACGCCACGCCCAGCCCTATCGGCTCGAGCGGTTCCTTCACCTATGCGAATCCCGGAGTGGTTCCCGGCTCGCACATCTACTACATCACATGGCAATACGCGGACCTCGGCGAGAGTAACCCGTCGCCTCCCGTTACGTTCAAAGTTCCGAGCAATGGCAGCAAGATCACGATCAGTATTGCGGCTCTCACTCCGCCTGCCGGCACGACCGGATGGAACGTGTACCGGCAGTCTCCGGCTATGTCCTGGCCGTACGTGGTCAACGCGAAGATCATTCCGATCGCCACCACCTCCTACGACGACTTCGGCGATGCCATCCACAGCCAGGACGACACGTTTTTGACCGACGATCTCGGCAAGCAGCTCGAGTTCAACCACGACGCGCCGCCGGCCGCTACCGTGATCGCCAACCAGATTTACATGGGCCGCATCGTGGTGGCCAACGGCTCGGTCACCGTCGGCGCGGTCACCACGCAGTATCCGAACCGGATCTGGTACACGCCGGCACTGCAGCCGGGCTTCTTCCGCGGCTCCGGCAACCCGAATCAAGGGGACTGGGTGGATATCGGCACCGACCGCGGAGATGCCATCCTGTACATCGCGGTCAAGCCGCAGCAGCTCATCATCTACCGACAGAAAAGCATCTGGCGGCTTCTGTACGACTTCGAGGACCCGAACAGCCGGATCGAGGCTGTGGTGCCCGAGCTCGGCACGGTCGGATACCGCTCGGTCGCGTGCAGCTCGCAGGGCGACTACTTCCGCGCGCCGGAAGGCATCTACAAATTCAACGGGGACTGGGCGGCGAAAGTCAGCCGACGGCTGGACCCGGTCTTTGTCGGACTGCCGAACGAGAATTTCGCGGTCGAGTCTCCCGGCGCTCAGTCCAACTGCGCTCTCGGCCTGCACGCCGGCCGGCTGTGGGTCTCGTACACGTACCAGAGCTCTCTCGGCAACGGCAGCAGCTTTATCTACGACACGGCCACCGACCGATGGTTTGACGACATAGTCGGAGTCAACGCGTTTTTGGACACCGGCACCGCCATGCTGGGCGGGACGGCCGGGTATGTGGTCCAGCTCGAGAGCGGCTACTCGGACGGAGGAAGCGCCCCGCCTCTGCAATATCAGTCTGCCTATCTGGACTGCGGATTGCCCGACCATGACAAGACGTACGCGGATCTCGTGTTCAAACACAACACGCAGGGCATCACCTTCTCCTTCCCGATCCGAACCAACAAGAAGGCCACCGCGGCGGACACGATCTTACTGGACGCCACCATTAATTCGACTACGCCCACCCGCAGCATCATCCCGCTCGTGTACCCGGCAACTTACTCCGTAACCGCGCTGCGGGGGCAGCCGATCCGCGCACGCAACCTGTCGGTACGGATCGTCGGCACGGGCACGCAGACGACATCGGGGCCGCCGGTAGTCATCGAAGCGCCGCTGTTGCTGCATTACTACCTCGAGGCGCGCAACGGCTTCATGTTCGACACCGACGAAACCGATCACGGCATGCCGGGAGTGGTCAAGGTGGTTTCCGAGGTGGAGTTCGACATCGAAGCTCTGAGCGGCCCGGGCGTGCTACAGATTTACTCGGACATCCCGGGCGGCTCAATGGCGCCGCGGCTCGGAGCGGGCCTGGGCGTGCCGATCGCGCAGACCACTACGCGGCAGCTTGTGCGGATCGTGATTTCGCCTACGATCGACGGCAAATTATTGCGGTACGTGGCGACCACTACGACCGGCTTTAACGTGTACGGCTTTCGTTCGCGGGTCACTCCAATTGGAGTGTATGTAGACGGCAGCATCACCGAGACATGGGACCACCGGGCGACTCCGGTAGGGATATAGATTATGGCATTCAGAAAAGTAGCGGAGTTCAAAGAGTGCAGCCTGCAGTACCAGAGCAACAGCACCGCCACGTTTCAGTGGACGACCGACATGCCGGGCGGCACGCTCGCGCCTCGCCTCGCACCGGCAGTGAACCTGCCGTCCACCGGCTCGACTCGGAAGACCACGACGGTGCCGCTTGACGGAATTTTTGGGACGGAATACGTCTGCCAGGTCACCCCTTCAGCCACGTGTCAAATGTCGCTCTACAGCGCCGTGGTCTACATTCGCCCGATAGGCGTGTACATCGACGGCTCACTCGGCGAAATCTGGAGCACGCCGCCGATCTCGGTCGGCACCTAGCGCATGGAATTACTGACTCTGTTCAAGTATGTGGAAGTGCTGATCGATGCAGCGCACGGCTGCACGCTGACATTCAGTACTGATCTGTCCGGCAATGCAATGACTGTGCGAGCGACGGTCGTGCTTCCGGCAACCGCCGGCAGGCACCCTTACCGGGTGACCTTGCCGGGCTGGTGCAAGGGCAAGCTGTACGCGCTGAAGATCGTACCCAATGGCCAGATGGCCATCTACGAAGCGAAGGTCTACGCGCGCGTGCTCGGTCCCGCGCCGACAGCCTGGGCCTGGTATATGGTGCCGGTGCTGCCGACTCCGGTAGAGTGGCAGCCGGTCAACCTGCCGATCATCCCCACGAGCGAGACATGGGAAGAGCGTCAGTTGCCGATACCGCCGACTAGCGACGTCTGGTCGGAACAGAAGCTGCCGATTCAGCCGACCTCGGACGACTGGGCAGAGCAGAAGCTGCCGATCGACGGCACCTCGGACACGTTCAGCGAGTTGAAGCTGCCGGTGATTCCTACGCCGCCGATACCTAGCTGGGTGAATCTACCGACTGACGATTAGGCGAACAGCCTGCCCTGTTCAGCGGCCCATTCGTACGGGTCTTTGCAGTGCTTGCTGTGATTGCATGGAGGGCACAGCAACTGCAGATTTTCAGGACCGTTAGAACCTCCGAGAGCTAACGGCATTACGTGATCGATGTGAAATTTACCTTTGCCTTTCCTGATCAGAGCGACCTTACAGGCGTGGCACTTGCCGCCCTGCTGCTCAAACAGAAGGGCGATGTCTGCCGGTGTGTGCCTGCCGGTCGCGCCGACCCTACGAGCCCGTCGATTCCGATACTGCTGTTCTACTTTCTCTGGATTGTTCCGCTTATATTCGCGAATGGACTCTCGAAGACGCTCAGGATTAGCCTTGCGCCACTGGCGGCTATATTCCACCTTCTCGTCGCGAATCCGCTGATACCTCTGGCGCTCTTTTTCGATCAATGTCTCGCGATTTTCTTCGCGCCACCTTCGGCTGTTGTCTCGGTCCCTCTCAAGGTTGGCTGCACGCCACGCAAGGCTGGACTGGCGTTTCTTTTCGGGATTGGCCTTCCGCCATTGGCGAGCGCCCTCACGGAGCGTCTCAGCATGCAGCTCGTAATATTTGCGCACAGCTTCCTTCGCCTTTTCGAGATTCGCCTTGCGCCACTGGCGAGAGTGTTCACGGCACGCCTCAGCATGCTGCTCATAATGTTTGCGCTGAGCTTCCTTGTTCTTTTCGGGATTTGCCTTGCGCCATTGGCGCATCCACTCATTCTGCCGCTCCGTGGTTCTCGCCTTGCTCTCTGGCGTGGCTCTCTCTTTATGCTTGCGCCGAGCTTCCCTTATCTTTTCAGGATGCGCTTTGTTCCAGCTGCGCATGTACTCGGCCTTGCGGGCTCTTTTCTCTTCTGGGGTAAGCTTGTTTGCAGCCATGCGTTCTGGTCCTCATCAGATCGTGTGGTTAGGGCCGTACCGATGTTTGCGCATCGGTGCGTCCCGCTTATACCAGTGTGCGCTTGAAACCCAATGTTTACTAGGTCTAGACGCACGCTCTTAGTACTAAAGACGTACTGGATTCTGTAAGCATGCCTGGCGCAACTCCCCTACCGGCCATCGAGGGCGTATCCGACCAGCTCATCTGGATGCTGAACGACCGCTTCCGGCAGCTCGGCACGCAGATCGCCGCGCCCGCGGCGGCGCCGCCGGCGGTAGTGGCTCCGCCTCCCACGATCATCCAGCAGCCGTCAACGACCACAATTTCGTTTTACGGCACGCACGCGGCGCGGGCTACTAAGACAGCATCGGCGACACCCGGCGCGTTGTATTTCGAGAGCGACCGCGGCAACGTAGGCTACAGCTCACAGGGATCGGCCTGGATCTATGTCAGCGGCGAGTATGTGGACGTGCTGGCGAACCGTCCCGCGGACCTCGGCACCAACGACAAGGGCTTCCGGTTTCTGGCGTCCGACACCTGGCAGCGGTTCCAGTGGTCGGGAACGGCCTGGGGGGTACAGATCCAGCCGGGAGCGCCGGAGCTGCAGGCGTTCGCGTCGGGCTCTCTGACGCTGACAACGACGGCTGCGGATATCCCGAACTGCACATTGACGCTGCCGTACGCGGGAGTGTATCTGGTGACGGGCATCTTTTCGTTCAACTGCATCGGAGCCGACACCGGCATCGTCATGCGCGGCCAACTGGTGGTTGGGGGTGGCCTTCTGCCGCAGCAGGCCTTCGTTGCGTTCGCCACTACCGGCTCTCGTGCCTGTTCTTCCAATCAGTGGCTGGCGCGGCCGAACAGCGCGAACCAAATAGCGAAGCTGCAGGGACTGAAAGACACGGGCGGCACGGGAAGCAGCAACATCACAGCCTCGGCCACCAGCATATCTGCAATATGGCTGCATCCATAACCCAAAACCCACAACCCACAACCGCCGCGGTCACCGTAGTGTCTCCGTTTCCGGTCCAGTCCCTGCCCCGCGTGTGGGCCTGGATCCAGACGTTCCGCGACCGGGTAGCGGACGACTTCGGCCCGCAAACGCTCGACGAGTTTGTGGAGCACTCTCTCGCGGAGTTTCAGCGGGTGAAGACCTGGGCGATTTACCGCGACGGCGAGCTGGGCGGGCTGGTCAGCTTCGAGAGATGGAATCCGGTACTGGGCACGTTTCACTGCCTGTTCAAGCGGGAGCTGTGGGGACACCAGACGACGGTGCCGGCTCTCCGCCAAGTCATCGGCGAAATGTTCGACAGCGGCATCAGCAAACTGGCGCTGTGCATGTTTGCGGATAACCGGCCCATCATCGCGCTTCTGAGAAGGCTGGGCGCGGTTCCGGAAGGGCACTACAGCAGGCACACCATGCGCGGCGGACAGCTTGTCGACATGGTGCCTTTTGCGTTGTTCAAGGAGGCATTTTATGCCGTGGAAGGCAGCAGCGGCCGGGATCGGGGGAGTGGCCTCGATCATCGGCGGGATTCTGGGCGGGCGGGCGAAGACCACCACATCGACAGTGACGCCCAGCTGGACGCCGGAAATGCAGCAGCTGCAGGACCAGCTGAAGCAGTACAGCTCGAACCTGCTGACGGACCCGTCGGCGGGGATGGCGCCGATTCAGGCGGCCAACCAGGAAGCGATCAACCGCCGGTACGCGTCGGTCCCTGATTCGCTCAGCAGGCAGTTTGCCTCTCGCGGCTACGGCTCGAGCGGCAACTTCGGCAGCTCGCTCTACAACACGGCCTACGCACGCGCAGGCGACACATCCAACCTGAACAACATGATCGCCCAGGCGACCCTGGCGCAGAAGAACCAGGGCGCTTCGCTCGCCGATCAGTTGCTGCAGATGAACCGCATTGCGACCAGCAAGACCACCGGGCCGGGCACGTCCCTACAGGACGCGTTCATGTCCGGCGGCAACGCGCTGATGGGCATATCCCAGCTGTACACGCTTCAGCAAATTATGAAGAAGTACGGCCAAGGCAATCAGGGCGGCACCCAGGGCGGCCCGGGCAATATTTACGCCAACGCAAGCCCGTTCACCATGCCAACGACCAATCCTGACCTGTCGGGCTTTGCAAGCATGGCGCCGGACATCGGCGGCTCCATCGACATGTCCGGCGCAGCAGATCTGTCAGGTGACCTAAGCGGCTGGGACTTTGGCTTTTAGGAGGCTCACATGGTCGTAGACCCGTTCCATGACTTAATCCAAGGCGTGCTGCAAGGCCACGCGCTGGCGCAGCAGCTGCGCAACGAGTCGCAGCAGCAAGAGATGTACCAGCGTTCGCTGGTCCGCGACCAGCAGGACTCCCAGATGCGGGACATGCAGGCTCAGCAGATGATGACGCAGTACGGGCGGCCGGTTACGGGCAACATGGTGCAGGACACCACCTCGATCCCGGACCCGGACACGCCCGGTCAGGTGAAGACCGTTCCCTTTCCGCGTCCCGTGGACAAGAGCCGGTTAATGTCCTATACGACCAGCGACGGCCGCACCCTGCAGTCGGAGCGGTATACGCCGGACGAGTTTGCGACACGCGCCGCGAAGATGCAGCTGGCCGGCCAGCGCATGGAGGCGTTCGGCGGGGCGGACATCGCCGATCAGATCCTGCAGCAGTACGGCATAGCGCCGCCGGCGGAAGCGGTGAGGATGGGACTGGCTCCAGCCGGACGGAAGGTAACACCAAAAGACTTTCAAGAGCTGCAGTCGAAGGTCTATGAGCTGAACAAGCCGACGATCGTCCCTCAGGGAGCCGCGGCCATCTCCGGCCTCAACGCAGGAGCACCACCGCAACCTGCGGAGGCTCCCGGTGCGGCACCGCCTGCGCCTAATACGCCTACGCCCTTCGGCAGCGGCGCGCCTACGGTCGGCGCTCCAACGGGCGGCTCAGCACCAGTTACAGCAACTCCGCCCGGCCCTCTGCCTCCGCCGTTTGCGGGCATCCAGGACAAGCGGGACGGCAACCGGCAGACTTTCAAGAATGCGGCGAATGGGGCAGGTGGGCGCCTGCTGTACCAGAACCCGGAGAAGCAGACACAGGAAGAGAAGACCCTCGACAAGTACGCGTCCGCCTATACCAATTTGGACGGTACGCCGAAGACGTGGAAGGATCTCACCCCGGACGAGGTGGATAAAGTCCGGGAGCGTAATCGGATCCACGGCGAAGACCCCAACCTCCGGTCCCTCACGATAGCGAGTAAGCAAGCGGCAGACTCCAGCCGTCAATTGTCGGACGCTCTCAAACAGCAGACTTTAACCAACAAAAACGCGGGACCTGCAGGCGTCCCTGTACAGGCTCCGTCCGAACTGACCGGCGAAGCGTACCTGGCCACTTTGCCCGGATGGTTTGCATCACAGGTCAAAAACACTGCGTTAGGTATAGAGCAGCCCACTACGCGAACAGTGGGCGGAGCGGGAGCTATGCAGAAACTGATGCAAGCCGTGCATCAGTACGACAGGGACTACGACCCGGGCACCGCACAGTTCCGCAAAAAGACCATAGATGAATTAGCCAGCACGACGCCGACCAGCTTAGGGGGGCAGAAGATCGCCATCAATACCATGATCCATCACGCCGACCTGTACCTGGAGGTGGCGCAAGCGCTCCACAATCACGACTTCACACCAGGCAATGCGGCTTACAACAAGTTCGCCACGATCTTCGGGAAGGCGCCAGCGAATGACGCCGGCCTGGTATCGATTTTTCTGGCGGGAGAAGGGGCCAAGCTGTCCACTTCGGGCGTACCGGGAGAGCAGGAGGTCGGACGGGTTTTGGAGAAACTCAACCGGGATGCAGGGCCTGACCAGATCCAAGGCGCCGGCAATCGGCTATTTCAGCTTGCCGGAGGGAGGGCCCAGCCTCTGACGGAAAGGTTGCAGGAGGCTAAGCTCGAGGGCAAATATCACATGCTGGGACCGTCGGCCCGGGAAATTCTCACGCGCCGCGGATTCGATCCGGACACCCTGAAGCCGTTACAAGCGGGCGGCCAAGCGGGCGGCCAAGCCAACCTTCCCAGAGCACCGAACCCGGCAGCACAGGCAGCGGCAGCGAATGCGCTGATAGCGAAGCTGCCGAAAGGCAACGGCAAGCCAGTGAGCGACGCCGTACTCAAGCAGTATCGGGACGCCTACGGAGACGACGACGCCAAGGTAATTAATGCTCTGCATAGCAACGGGTTTAAATAAATATGCCTGACACAGTGGAGCAGGTAGCGCCCGGCTATAGACCGCCCGGGCAGATCACCATACTGGGCGATCAACCGCAGCAGGCGCCTGCCGCCGGCGGCGATGATCTGCTGTCCCGCATCCATGCGCAGCGCCAGCAAGAGCAGGCGCAGCAGCCGCCGCAGCCTGCCGCCGGTGGCGATGATCTCCTGTCGCGCATTCACGCGCAGCGGCAGCAGGAGCAGCAAGACCCGGGATTCTTGCAGACGGTCTGGAACGAGGCCGGCGTGAATGCCCCGCACCAGGTAGTCTCCGGGGTCTACGGCATCAGCGCGCACGCGAATCGCCTTGTCGCGAATGCGGCCGACTTGCTCTCCAATACTTCGCACGCCATCTCCCAAGCGACCGGTCTTCCCAAGGAACACGTTCTGCAATCCATCGCGGATTGGGCGCGGCAAGGGCAGGCAGCGCAGCAGAAAAGTGCGCAGGAATGGGCCGGAGGCCGCGAGGACTGGCCCAGCAAACTCATTCGCGGCGGCACCGAGGCGGTGCTCGGCATCCCGGAACAGATGATAGCCGCCCATCTTGCCGGACCCGCCGAGGGCTTCGCGGCCCTGGCAGCGTTAACCGAAGCGGATAAGGGGCCGCGAGCGGCCTTGGAAGCTGGAGTCAAAGGCCTGCTCACCGGTCGGGCCTACGAGTTCATGGGGCCCGCTTCCCGCATGGTTCAGGCGCCGGTCATGGCGGCCGCGGCCGGTGCGGGAGCCAAGCTGGAGGGTGCCGACGATCAGACGGCGATCGCGGAAGCCATCAAGATGGGCGCCCTGAGCGCCCTGACAGCGCCCGGGGGAGTCCCGGCCTACTGGCAGGCACGGAGGGCCGGAGCGGACTATCCGACCGCACTGGCCGCGGCAGCCAACACCGGCGTGGGCGTGCGGGACATGGCCCGCAATGCCCCGGATGTCCACATACCGGCACTGTTTCCGAATCGCAACCCGCAAAAAAGAGCGGCCGCTCAATACATGCAGGACGTAGTGGGGGCAAACGTGAATGCGGGCACCGCATCGGGCAATGTCGGTCTGCAATTTCTACAAAAAGGCGTAGACGTATCGCCGATCGGCTCTTACATCACCGCTAAAGAAACAGCCCACAACATAGAAAAACAGAGGGCCCACGCAGATTATCTGATCGAGCAGGCCAAACCGGAAACGCCGGCCGCGGACCACTATAAAGCGATTTACGACATAGCGGACGACCCCTCGAGTAGCCAGTCAGTACCCACCGGAAGAAAAGACGCAGAGGGCAACCCCGTCATGGCCGACGTGCAGATGCCGGTAAATGTCGGTCAGTTCAAGCCCGCGATGCAAGAGATTGTGGACTTGTACTCCTTCGCTCCAGGAGCGGACAAGTCCATAAGCGGCGCATTGAGCACTGCCGAAACTATTCTCAACTCGCCCAACCATATCCCGTTAAAAACCGCCGAGGTGGGCCTGAGCAGCTTGAAAGAAGAAGCCATGAGCGGAACAGGGCGTGCCGCCGGCCTGGCAAAGTCCCTCGTGCCGAAACTGCAAGCGGCGATCGACGCGAGTGCCCGGGACATCGGAGGACCCGAAGCCGTAGAACATCTACAGGAGGCCAGGGTAGCGGCAGGCAAGGAAGCCGGCTCGAAGTGGTTATCGGATCAATTCCAGCTGCAAATGCGGGAGGGAGAGTTTGAGCGTGCCCAGCGAATTCTGAATAAGTGGAACGACATGAACCCCGCCGAAAAGCGGGCCAAGTTCCGGGACCCGGAGCAAGTCTCGGCTATCAGTAACTTTTTACTCGGCAATAAAATGCTCGCTCAGAACCCGAACCCCAGCGGTACGGGACCTCTACTCGTCGCGCAAAGCCAACTCGGCCTATTGTTCTACAATCCATGGACTGCGGTCCAAACCATCCTCGGCACCGGCGCCATGTCGAAGCTGTTTCATTCCAGATTCGGAAACCAACTCCTCACCGAGGGAATGCACACCAACCCCAACTCACCACGGGGACGTCAGATAGGCCGCCAGATCAACGCCATCATCAGCCCCGGAAGGGGCGGCACGCCACCGCCGCAGCCGGGAGCGGCGCCGGACGAACCGCCCGGAGGAGGAGCACCGCCAGAAGACGAGGGCGGAGGCCCGCCCCCGCCGCCACCACCCGGCGCACCGCCAGGAGCGCCACCGGCAGCAGCGGCACCGCCGGAAGCACCGCCAGGAGCACCGCTATCGCCCGAAGCACAGGCGTTCGGCGGCACGCAGCCGGAACACGATGTACCGGAGAACCCGCGCCAGTGGATGATCGACGAGCGGCAACGGCAGGCAGCGGCACGGCAGGGCTTCATCGACCAGGCGAAAGCAGCCGGCGGGCAGGAAGCGGAACAGCAGCAGCCAGCAGGGGCGGCGACCAGACCCTGGTACGAAGAAGAGTCTGGGCGTCTGGTAGAGCAAGCGAAGCAATTAGGGGTTGTGAAGGATATCGAAAATCTCTCCGCACAGCGGCTTACTGCGGCTGAGGTCGTCGCCCGATTAAAGGACAAGTTAGCTTCGGTCGGTGAAGGCCTTTACGCGGCGCGGGACAAAGCTAACTTAGTGAGAGCAACCCGCAACAGTCTGGGAATTCCCAGCATGGACGATAAGGCGGCATTTGAAAACTGGATTTCTTCCAGGTCTGCCGCCGCAGGCCCCGAGGCTTCGCCCGAGGCGCAGCAGGCGTTTCGCGACAAGGTAAACGCAGCCGCCCGCACTGGAGAGGCGTTGGCCCCCGGGGACGTATGGGGCAAAGTCCAGCCCGGTGAGGTGGTCCAGACTCCGCGTGGGCAAGCCACAGTGACCGCTACGGCATATAACGCGGAATGGCCTCATATTTCACTCAAGTACGCTGATGGACAGGTGATCGATACCGGAAAGGCCAGCTTCGACACCTGGGCGGGGAAGTCGGGGAAACCGTGGGTACCGCCGGCGGGATCGCTAGCAGAACGCTTCGGTATAACCGAAAATCCGCTGCAAGCGGAGCCCTCTGGTCCCGAGGCTTCACCGGAAGCACAGCAGAAATTCCTCGACAAAGTAACCGAGCCATCGAGACTGCAGAAGGCCGGCGACGAAGCCCTGCAGCGCATGCGCGACCGCGGCAACTTCAGCGGAACCAAGTTGCCCTCTCTCGCTGGCGGCATCGACCCCGCGGATATCAAAGACATGGCGATCTGGGGCGCGTCCAGAGTTGCCGGTGGACTCGCGAAGTTCACCACCGCCATGATCGACAAATTCGGGGCGCAGATCGAACCCCATATCGAGCGGCTCTATAACGTGGCGCGCCAGTTCAAGGCGGAAGGCGCGACCGGCAGCGAGCAGTCCACGCGAGTACCTACCGCGGTGAGCTCGACCGAAGACCCGATGTCCAACATTCTGACCACGGGCTACGATTCCTGGAAACGTGATCCGGAGAAAATGGCCAATAATATTAATGCCATGCTCCAGTACCCCAACTTCCTGGATCTGCAGAAGCAAGTAAAAAGCGGCAAGCTCTCCATACCGGACGCTGCAGAAGAAATGATCAACCGCATGCAGGACAACCTGGAGTGGCTGCACGACAACATGTCCCCAGAGTTTCGCCAACGCGCACGGCTCTGGTACGACGGGACGAACACCATGGCCAAACGCTGGGCCAAGCAGTACGGCACCACTCCGGAACAGGCAGCCGGCGCCATGGCAGTCAACTCGCCAAAAACAGAATGGTTCTTGAATGCCGAACGAGCCCGCCGCCTTGTCGAATTTTGGAAGGATCGGGACTCCATGCAATGGGATCCGCGCATGGGGCAGGCATGGCGAGACAAAGTAAGCGCGGCAATTCCGGAGGAAGTGCGGGCACAATTATACAGGCGCATTCAAGGGAAGAGTTTTAACGATGTGCGGCAGGAAGATCGGCCCGTATGGTTCCGGCTGTATGACGAAGCGGTCAACCCGAAGGAATATCCGACGCTCACTCCGGAAGGGAAACCGGGCGATCTGCAACGCAATAACGACGGCTCGCCGACGGCATTCAGCTTCGCCTATTTAGACCATATCGCCAAATCCATGAGCATCCTGGAGGATGGGAGCAAGGCCAACATCCACGCCAAGCTCGGACTGAAGCATAAGGTCAGAAACTTTTTCAACAACATCATCAACCCGAATAGCGCACGGGACCATACCACCATGGACACGCATGCCGTTGGCGCCGCTTTGCTGCGGCCAATGTCGCAGAAGTCTCTAGAAGTGGATCAGAATTTCGGGGGCACCGGTTCCTCGTCATCCCAGATCTCCGGCGAACAGGGGACCTATGCGCTGTACAAGGAAGCCTATCGCCGAGCTGCCGCGGCCAGGGATCTACTGCCGCGGGAAATGCAAAGCATCACCTGGGAAGGCATACGTTCTATGTTTTCGCCAGAGTTTAAGGGTCCTCAGGCCAACAAAGCTATGATTGATTCGCTTTGGAAAGACGTCTCGTCTGGTAAAATAACAGCAGATGAAGCACGTGAACGGGCACTCCAACTCGGCGGGGGATTCGACCGGCCGGCATGGTACCCAAGAGGAAAGTGGAACACTGGCCTTGCTGAAGAGCCTGGGTCTTCCGGTGACTCGCGCTAACTACCTCGCATTAGGGTTCATGGACCCCAAGATCAAGCCCGACATGGACCTTGGTGCGGAGCTCGAGATGGAATTTCCCAAGGAAGTGCGTCACCCCAACTATAAGTCCGTAGACGAAGGCTAACGACCTTCCGCGAATTGCGTTATCCTGCTAAACGAGGCGGACGCCACACGGCGGCGCCGGCCTTTTCCAAAGTGACTAACCCCTGAAATGTGGCGCGACCGGTAAACTGCCGGCCGCGCCGTTTTTTTTGCTCCGGACAGGCTGTCGACAGCCTGTCCACTAGCCAATCCGCCAGCCCGGGACTACAATGTCTCGTCATGCCAGTCTTGACCCCCGAAGCAACCGAAGCGGTCTGTACGGACTGCCGCAAAACCTGCAAAACCAAACTCACGCCGGCCAACAAGCCGCGCACGCCCCGCGGCTGGAAAGCCCACGAGGATGAAACGTACTGCGCCGACTGCTGGAACAAGCGATACCTGCTCCGCGCCGTCAGCATGCCGGTAGCAGCCCCGATCGGCTGTACCTGGAAGGAACTGCGAGACGACGTGAAAGCGGCCTGGCGGGAAACTACACGAGCCGCCAACTACATCATTACGGAGCTGTACGCAACCGACGTGCGCCGGCATCCGGGCGAAGAGAAAATGCCGCCGATGGCAAGAACCTACCTGTACCCGGCCTTACGTGCCGAGTTTCCAGCACTGTCGCCGGCTACCGTGGTCGCGCTCGAGCAGGCCATCACCCGCAAATACCGGGCGATCCGCTACCCCGTCATCTGGACCCGAGCCAACTCCCTGCCGAGCTTCCGGTATCCGATCCCGGTGCCCGTCCACAACCAGAGCTGGGCCGTCCGGATCGAAGAAGACAAGCCGATATTGTCGATCCGCATCGGCGAGGCGCGGCGGGAAATGCGGCTGAAGAGCGGCTCGCAGTTCCGGCGGCAGCTGGCCTCGGTGCGCCTGCTGGCCCGCGGGGAGGCGATCGCCGGCGAGGCCGCCCTGTACCAGCGCGGTAACCCGCCAGTCCTGATGTGCAAGATGGTCGCGTGGCTGCCCAGGCAGGCTGCGGTGTCACCGGTCAGGCTGTCGACACTCCGGGTACACACGTCCAAAGACTCGCTGTTGGTCGCGGTAAATTTGAACGACGAAAAGCTGTGGACGTACAACGGCGACCACCTGCGCAGGTGGAGCGCAGAGCATCGCAAGCAGCTCGATCGATGGTCCGATGATCAGAAATACGAGCAGCGGCCGGTACCGGCGTTCGCGCAACGGCGCGAGGCGGCAGCGGCCAAGTATCGCAACCGCATGGACTCGGCAACGCATGAGATTGCCGCGCAACTGGCAGGCTATGCGGCACGGCGGCGCTTCAGCGCGGTAGTGTACGATGACAGCGACCAGAGTTTTTGCGAAGGGTTACCCTGGTACAGGCTCCGGGCGCTGATCCAGGAAAAAGTGGGCGCGGCCGGTCTGGAGTTCGAGCATGCGGCCGGCGAGGCACCGGCAGCGGAGCCGGAACCGGAAGCTACGGAATGAGAAGGTGGAAGCTGCGGGACGAGAAGGTGGAAGCTGCGGGTATAGGTGATGGGCGGAAGCTGCGGGCGTTACATCGAGGTTGCGGAAGCTGCGGGATGGGGCAGGGCATCTGCTGGAAGCTGCGGGGATAGACGAAGAGGAAGCTGCGGGATCGATGCCAATGTTCAGACTGGAATTTTGGAAGCTGCGGGAGTCGGTCGCGGTCTAAAGCTGCGCGGAACAGGGAATGGAAGCTGCGGGAAGGCTTCGACGTGAGGAAGCTGCGGGCGGCGTGCGAGGTTGGAAGCTGCGGGGCAGACATGGAAGCTGCGGGATGCTTTCATCCTGAAAGGGAAGCTACGGGTAATCGGCCTGCCCAAAACCCAACACCCCATAACCCAACACCCGCAGCGTATATTGGACTTGAGCGCCACCGTCAGGCGCAGCGGGATCACCGTCAGGCACGTTTACCGGCCTGAACGCTCCCGGAAAGCTGCTAAACGTACGCGATATCTGCAGGCAACTGCAGCAGCCGCGTAAGCTTCCACTGAATTTACCGGCGGCTGCGGGGCTATCTGCGCGTAAGAAAACCGCAGAAACCGCGTAGCCGCTCGCACGCGCGCGGAAGCTGCGGGTACGCATTGCGGGCAACCTTCCGTAGCCGCTCGCACGCGCGCGGAAGCTGCGGGTAGAGGCTACGATCTAATCGACTAGCCGTTCGCGCGCGCGTGGAAGCTGCGGGCCCCCTGTGTATGTTGTGTATGTTGTGTACGTTGCCCTAGAACCCACCCTGTCGACAAGCCGCTTCCAGCCGCGCCAGCCAAGCCTCGGCGGCGCTGCGGAACACCCGTACGTGCCCGTCCCGAAAACTCGCCAAATCGCCAATGGCGATGGCTCGCCTGACCATCGTGCGGGAAACTCCCAGCTCCTCGGCTACCTCGGCAACGGTCATCACCGGCCTCCGTCGCGGCGCCGGAAGGACCTGGACTGTCAGTTTGGTGCCGTTGGACGAACCTAGGGCGGTTTTTATGGCGGCAACGGCAGTTGTAGCGGTCGGCACCAACTCGCCGGTTACCTGCCGGGGCAGGGCACGGCGCAGCTTGGCCAGGTCTTCCGGGTGATAAACCCGGTAAGACCGCTTGCCCGGTTCCTGGCGCCAGGCGGCGCGGATCGGATCGACCGCGCGCTGCGAGGCTCGCTCTACGGCTTTCTCCGAGATGCCGAGGAGCGAGGCGGCTTCAGCTTTCGTTTTGCCGGTTTTAGCCCAAGCGGAGGGTGCTGGGTTCTGGGTTTTGGGTGCTGGGCGCGGCATCACACGCCTTCGAGTGGCAGTTCCGGAAACTGCGGCGGCGGCTTCAGACCGGCCTTCTCCATCGCCGTGTTGTAGATGTTGGGCGGTACGTGCGGCTGCATAGCTTCGAAGGAATCGTAGACAGTAACGGTTGGAGGCCCATCTTCGTTGAGCATCGGCTGGCGGTAGACCACCAGCTTACCGGAGGTGCTGCGGATGACGTACCACATATCAAACCCCCAGCGTTCGCGCTGCTCATAATCGGCCTGGTATGAAAGAAGCGGGCGGCAGTCATCGGTCAGCGCGCCCACCAGCAACTCACCTTTCAGCGTGCGCCATACCGTGCCGCCGTCTTCCTGGACCAGCAGCCTGATGTTTTTGTGTTCGCTCATCGCGGCACAATCCCCAATTTGTCTTCAATGCGGATCACCCGGTTATCCAGTTCGGAGAATTTCCCGGTAAGGATATCGATCTTATCCTCCACCCGCCCGAGACGGGCATTCACCACAACGAAATAACCCACGTTCACCAAAATCCCCACCAGCGCAACAAACGACGGCAGGCCGATCGCCAGATAAAGCTGGGTATCCGTCATTTCGCCTTCTTCCCCTTCTTCTTACCCGCCTTCTTCTTCGGTCCCCACCTCGCACGGTTCATCGCTTCGGAATGCGCCCGTTTTTCCTCTTCGGTTTTGCCAGCCCATCGTTTCTTGCCGAGTGCTCTAGCTGCCCGATCCGTCATGTGTCGATCATACTCCATCCGCTAGGAGGTGTGCGGGACGTCCTGGTACTTTCTCATTGCCCTGGTACTTGTCCGCCTTTATTTATGCCCTTTTCGCTATGCCATCCTAGCGGTAGGATGACATACTGAACTCATGCCCAACAATCACCGACAATACAATCTGGATTCCTTGATCCTCGGGGCGAACCCCGACAAGCTCGAGTCCCGCAAGCACATCGATATACAAGTTCCCGTAGAGGCCGGCCGCGGCCGCTGGCTGGCATCCACTGCACAGGTCAAGGCGCTGATGTTCAAAGCGTCCCAGTGCGGAGGGATGGTGCAGGCCCAGGCCGTCGGCGCCGGCCAGTGGGTCCGTATCTACAACTACAAAACGGTCCGCGGCGTAGCGTACGGTCTCAGCGTAACTACGGGCGCATGGTTCCCGGTACAGGCCGTGCGGGAGGTCCTGTGAGGCCCATCAACCCGAAGGCGTTCGGTCTTTTCCTGGGATTCGTCGCCGGCCTGGTGATCACTTTGATCATCGGCATTCTCGATGTGTGGGGCGTGAAGTAGTGCGCTCCGGACATCAACTCACACGCTGGCTGATGCGGCAGGTTCACGGTATCGACATCGGCCGTAAACCTCCAACCCGCGCCCGCAAGAATAGCGCAATCGTGCGGGACTCCAAGTACCTTGCGTGGATCCGATCGCTACCCTGCGCGGGTTGTGGAATCGAACCCGCGGGAGAAGCGGCCCACACAGGGGCAGACGGCGGCATGAGAATCAAATCATCGGACACAAGCTGCATTCCGCTGTGTCCGGCATGTCACCGGTTCGGACCGAGGGCATACCACGTCATCGGGCGGCCGGCGTTTGAGCAGGCGCATGGATTGAATATCGAGGAACTGGTGGGCAGGTTACGGGCGCGGAAAATCTAGTGCAGCCACGGCAGCGGCACTACCATGCCGGCGGGGTCGGTTCCGAACCGCAGGAACCGCTCCGCAGGGTTCAGCTCATCGAGGAATTCGATCTCGATCATGTGCGGGCCGCGGTCGAACATGATGCTGGCGTGCCGTTCGGCCATCGCAGGTATCAGGCTCTCGAGATCAGCCTCCGCGACCTCAAGCCGCTCTTCAAAAATCTTGAAGCGGCGCCCCTCCACAAATCCGCGTATCGCGATTTTCATTGCGTGCTTACAAGCTTATCAAGCAGTATTTGCCGTTCCCGCCACTGCCGCACGCTCACGCATGCAGCATAATCATGCGGTTCGCCCGCGAAAAACAGCAGCCCGCAGCCGGCACAGACGGTGCGCACCTGCGGCGCGTCCGGTATGCGCACAAGATACCGCACCCATAACCCATAACCCATCACCTTCACGCCACCACCGCGAACGGCTGTTTCGTCCCGCAACGGTATTCCTCGAGCGGCGTATATTTCCAGAGAAAGCGATTGAAGTAACGAGCGAAATGTGTGAGACGATCCGGCGTCCAGTCATAGCGGATTACATACTCATGGCGATCAGTAGCAGTCTTGGGCAGGTATGGCTGGCAGTACGGCTCGCCGCCCCACTCCACTACCTCGGTCGCACGCTGGAGGCAAAAATCGAACGGCTCATTGCCGATCATGACGTAGACACGTTTGCGCTTCGGCGGCTCAGCCTTCAGGATATTGAGCACCCGCTTGACGGCGGATCGCTCCGCAAGATAGTCATACCCCAATCGCCACGGCCCGCGCAGGATAGGCTTCCAGCGGCGATACGTCTCTGCTGTGAAGTTCTTCGGCTCGAATCCGCTATTGGCATCCAGCAGCGGAACGCCAGTCTCTCGATAGCGCCGGATGATGTGCTCTTGAAACTCGATTGGTTCGTCGGTGAGGTTGTTATCGCAGAGAATCGGAACAGGCTGAAAATCCCAATCAAGACTGTACGACTTGCCTTCCCATGCAGTCACTCCGCAGAAATGACAATTAACGGGACACCCGCGCGCCGCGAAGCACATGCGATACGTCCCTCGCTGCCGTTCAAACCGGGCATCGAGTCCTAACGTGGCTTCCATGCCTGTGCGATCGCGCCACCAATCCGCCATATGTGCAAACCCAGGCCCGCCGACCCATACCTCATATCCGCTCCCCCGAAGAGCCGACTGCACACCCTTCGGCACGTCCCAGGAAAAAATAGCCGAGAGACAAACCAGCTCAAAATCAACGAGGAATAACCCTGGATCACGGTCAAACTCTACAACCTGCCAGCCTTCGGACGTCAACCATGCCGCCAGCTTACAAGCGCCCAGGTTGTAATGCGGGTGGCTCAGGTTGATGACCGCGGCTCTCACACCAATCCCCGCCCTTCGAAAAACATGGGCTTAAAGTCTTTCTCACGTGCGGCCCGTATGCGCGCCTTTCGTTTGCGCCGCGCCAGGCGCTTCTGCTGCCGCTCCGCGAAACCCTCGGCCACGAGGTCCTTAACGGTTTTGGCCGCTGGGTCTTTGGGTGCTGTCATGCGGTACCTGTTTCTGTTTCGGCAGCTGCGGAAGGTCGGCCCGCAGGCTGAGCGGCTGGTTGCCGGCGCCGTCGAGCACGCTGTCGGGCAGGCCCAGCTCTTCCGGCGTGAAGCCGCCGCGGAGCAGGGCTAGTTCGAGGACGGTCATAAGCGGGTCACGCTCCGCGCCGCACCACGTCGTTCGCGTCCGGCAGGGTCGGGCATTCCGCTTCGAACGGTGCGCGGTCGACAGCAGGCAGCGCAAGCCATTCCTTTTTTTTCTCACGTCCGGTGCGGCACAGGCAATACCGGATACCGTTTCCTGTACGCACCATGCCGTGCTCTTCACAGACCGGGCAGGGGCCTTCATCTGGGCCGCGGGGGCTGGCTTCACGCTCCAGGACACCTTGGAGTATGCGGGCGGTGTCGATGTCAGCACTCATGGGACACCCCCTACAGCCTCTGCGTTGCCGTTGAGCGCAGCTATCTGTTCAGTAAATTCTCTGATCCTCTGGCGCTGATAGTCGCGTTCCGCTGGTGGCTTCATGCGGTCTTCCGCAATCCCTTGGCAGGTTTCAATCGCACTTCTCAAAGAACTGAGTTTTTCCTCGCGGGTTTCCTGCACTGGCGCTTGCCGCGGTCGCGGGGGTGGTTGTGCTGGTGGTTTTGCGTGAAATGCTTTGTACACGTCGGCGGCCAGGTTGACGAGCATACCGAGTGACGTAATGTTTTCCCATCGCGCACGGATGCGAGCGGTGAGGTTTTCGGGCGGCGCATCTTTCAGCGCATCGGCGATCTTTTGTAGCAACTGCGGTGTGGGTGTGTCTTGGAGCTTTTGGCAGAGATCCGGCGGGATTGCGTCTTGGATGGCTTGTAGCCGGTGACTGAGCTTTGGTGGGGTCGCGTCCTGGACTTTGTCGGTCGGTCGGTCGTCAGCTACTGACCTACCTACAGTATTACTACTATCTCTTTCATTTCTTTCCACCTTATTAATGCGCGGCTGCGCGCAGACTCGTTCCAGGAAGCGCGCCGCTACTTCCTCGGCTTCCAAGTAGCTGCGCGCAATTTGCTCACCCTCGGCAAAGTATGCGCGCGCAGCTACATCATCGGGGATAAGCCTCAATTTAAAGCGGTTAATGAGGGGTCTGAAGGCTTCCCAGGATTCCGGGAACCAGGTCGGGATGTAGCCGCGCGCGGCTACATCAGGTTTTTCTCCCGCGGTCGATTGCGGATAGGCAAAAGAGTAAATCAAAACATGCCCATGACGCAAGTCCTTGCCGTCGTCAGCTACCCGCTTCGCTAATCCGGCGCGCTCCAACTCGGCGAGTCCGCTGCGTACATGCTGGCGCGATAGACCCGTCTGGTGTGTGATATCGGCAGGGCTCAACGGCCGTTGCTTGCCATTTGACATGGTTACGGCCAACTCTTGCTGAAAGCCCATAGTGGCTAATTCCAGGCAGGCATATACGCGGCGCGCATCGCTCGTAAGAGAATTCAGCATCAGGCGCCGTGTTCTGGCTTTGACGGTGATGAAATACTCGCCGTCCGGGATCTCGATGATACTGCCATCTGCCGCTTTGACCTTGTAAGCACTCACTAGACAAGTCCTCCGCCGGAACACGCCGGCACGGCTGCAAATCAAAAAGGGAAAGTTTGCGCTGGGGGAGGATTCAAAAGCGACACAGGACGTGTCAGAATGAAAAGGGCCGTTCCCCTCCAGTGCTTTCTGTTTGCACTCACCGGCTGCGTTTCTTATCCGCCAAGATTGATTGCGCAGTAAGTGAGAATTACAGAGTCAAGGAGGGGGTTTTCCGCGGCCGAAAAGCTCGGGTTGTACGACCCTCATTGTCGCACCCACAGGATTTTTCCCGAGAAAGGTACTGTTACAAAACTGGTGACAGTTTCGGTACCCAGCCCCAGAGAGTTCCATAGCAAAGCCCGGTCGGTTACGCCACACTCGGGCATGTGACTGTAATTTCCTCTATTCCCTCTCGCCCTGATCTGGAATCGCTTCGTACCGAAATCCGTAGACTGCGGGCTGCGGAACTGGCGCCGATCACCGAGTATGGATATAAACGCGATTGGGAAAACTTTTGTAAGTGGTGCGCCTGGGTCGAACGCGTCCCCATGCCCGCGACCAGCGAGACACTTTCGCTTTTTCTGGTTGATCAACTCACCCGCAAAAAGGTATCGACCGTTTCGCGGCGCGCTGCGGCTGTCACTTACATGCACGAGCGGGCAGGCTATCCGTCGCCGGCGGATACTTCGGTACGCCAGCTGCTCCGCGGGGCCCGCCGGTTGCGCTGCGAGCAGCTTAGGCAGATGCGGCCTCTCGCTGTCCAGGAACTTCGCCAGGCTGCACTCATACTCAGCCAAAAAGGGACGCCTCCCGCAATAAGGGATTGCGGCCTTCTGCTGGTCGGATTCGCAAGTGCTCTCAGAAGATCGAATCTGTCGATGCTCCGCAGGGAAGACATCACATTTTGCGATAAGGGATTCGTCGTGCTGGTCAGACGCGAAAAAAACGACCGGCAGAGCATCGGGCGTCTGATCGCCGTGCCGCGCGGAACCAACGAATCTACCTGTCCTGTACGGGCGCTGAATCGATGGCTGGCTATCAGAGGTTCGGAGAGCGGGCCACTGTTCACGCGGCTGGATAGCAACCGGAAGAGTGATCTGGAGCCGCTGAGCTTCAACGCCATCGGCAAGATTGTGAAAAAATCGATCGCAGCGACTGGACTCGATGCGGCTCTCTGCGGACCCCATTCGCTTAGGGCCGGCCTCATCACCGAAGCAGGAATCGCAGGAGTCTCGCCACTCGTTATAGCGGCCACCTCCGGCCATCGATCTTTGGACAGCCTCAAAACTTACTTCAGACCGATAGGTCTGTTTAACGCTTGCGCTGCCGGCTTGATTGGCCTCTAAGTGACCTCCGGGGCCGCTTGCCTCCGGTTCACTGCTCCGTAGATGCTCAGTTTCTGATTTGATCTGCATCCCCGTTGACTGGGGTTTGAGGGTACGGCGCGGGGTCAACCCGCAGCGGGAGCCACGGCCCGCGCCGCCCTCAACACTTATGCCGGGAGCAAACCGGCGCTGACCAGTATCCCACAGATGAGCGGCATGTGTGCAAGTCCAGGTAAAGAAAGAATGTGCGCATGGCAGATCCAGGACTAGATTGCGCGTCTGTCTATGTGGAATTAGCCGCAGCGCGTGCAGAAATGACGCGCCGCATGTGTTATCGTAGCCTTGCATACGAAGGCCCCCCGATTCCGAGCCGGAAGACCTGACCCGAACTGTCTTCTCCCGCTCAAGGAAAATCGGCAGTCAGATTAGGTTTACGGTTCGGGCTGGGGGGAACCCGAAATTTGTCGCCCTTAAATTACGTGGTTCAGTTTATCACTCTGACCTTTGGGTGAAACCGGCTTTTTTTTGAGCCACCGTCTCGCGGGTTCTGTGAATTCCTGTGGATTCTGTGGAAATGTTCGACCATTTTGGGCTACCGACAAGCCCAGCGCGATCACCGGCGGGTACGTTTACCGGCCCAGCCGCTCGCGGAAGGCTGTTAAACGCACGGGATATTCGCGGTTCGCCGCGCGGCAGCCCCGTGGGCTTCCACTTTGTTTTTAGCGCCAGCTGCGGGGGCAGTTCAGTCAGTTCGGATTGGGCCGTAGCTGCTCGCGCGTGCGCGGAAGCTGCGGGATGCGCTGGTGCGGTAAAGCCGGCCGCTGCCCGCGTAGCCGCTCGCGCGTGCGCGGAAGCTGCGGGTGTGATCAGGCCGGCTAGCCGTGCATTTCCCCGAAAGAGCTGGCCTGGCAGTAACTAGCCGAGCACCGGCAGCCCTCGGCATGCAGCGTGACAGGAGCTGCGGCGCCGGCCAGCACGCGCGGATAGAGCAGCGTCCACCGCACCAGGCGGGCACGTCCGGTCGCGCCCAGCTCGATGCTGAGCGTGCTCAGATAATTGCTGACGGTTTGCGGGCGAATCCCGAGCATATCGGCAATCTGTTTGGTCGAATAGCAGCGGATTAACAGTCGCAGAATGGACCGTTCGAGCCGTGACAGGCGAACCTGCGGCACGGGTTGGTCATCGGCTACCTGCACCATAAATCGCATTTTGGTCTTCAACTAGAGTAACTTTCTACTCTATTTTTTTCCACAAGCTGTGACTCATAATACGCAGAATGGCATCCACAGCGCGAGCCGCCGCGGTCGTCGAAGGCCGGGGGCCGGTCATCGACGAATACGCGGCGTTGGATGCCGAGTTGGCCCGGCTGCGGCCCGTCATCACCCGTCACGAGAAACTGCGGGAGCTGATTCTGGGTTGGTACGCCAACCTGCCCGCCGAGGCAGGTACGACAGTCGACGGGGACCAGGCAACGGTAGTGATCACGCCGCGGGACAACGAGCGGAAGGTCACCTCGGATGGCAAAATCCGGCTGCAGAAGCTGTGGGGTCCGCGCACGTTCGCGGACAAATGCATCGTGTATCTGAAGAACTTGCCGGATCCGGAAGACCGCGAAGGGCTGTACACAGAACTGAACTGCACGGGCCCGCGGCACCTGAAAGCATTCCCGCGGCTGACCAAGAGCAGGCTGAAAGCTGTCCCGAAACGGAAAGGCAAAGCATGATAACTAAGACGGCCGCTGACCCAGCATCGCTGTACGGCAATCCTGCCCGCCAGTACCCGACGAAAGTGCTGCTCGATGTGGACGCGGCTTTTGCCGGCGTGGAACCGCCGAAACCGCCGTCTTTACCGCACGGGGGCGCCGGCCCGCAAGACCCCGCGATGCATAACGCGGCCTACCAGGAATGGGCCGACTGGACGGGCGTACTCAACCAGATCATCATCATCCAGGACGCCGGCGGCGGCCCGGATGACACGCAGCTGAAACGGATTGCGTTCAACAGCGGCGTGAGCTTCACCTACCGCGGCGTCAGCTATTTCAATAAAGCTGACGGCGGCGTGTACATCCCGGGCTGAAGCAGCCAGGCGGTGCGCACAGGACCGGCGGGACGGTCCGAAAAGATATCTCGCCGTAGTGAGTGCAAGACATCTGCGTTCTTTGACAAATGAATAGTAGTTCCCCGAAGTACAAGGTGCCCGTGCTCGCCGGTGAGCGCGTGATCGAGCTGGCCGGGCGGGAGCGTGTTGCGTGTTTACTGAACGGCCCCAACGTGCGCGCCATTCGCGGCGGTTTCAAGAAGCGGCAAATTGTGGCCCTCGAGATCCTGGACTTCGGCGAGAGTTACCGCGAGAAGTCGCGGGGTGCCTCGGCCAGCAAGTATACGCACGACAACGAGAACGACGATAACCCGCCTCGGGTAATCACCTTCCGTTATCTGGACCCGCGGTTTTGGGTTCACTGGAGCTTAGATGGACATCATTCAGGTTTTGGTGGTGCTGATCATCGTGGGCGTGTGCCTGTATCTGGTGCAGACCTACCTGCCGATCGCTCAGCCGATCAAAATGATCATTAACGTGGTGATCGTGCTGTTCCTGATTCTCTGGTTGCTCAACGTGTTCGGGCTGACCGGCCACTACATCGTGGGGCCGGCGCGGGGCTGACCGGTTTTCCTAATAAAATAGGAAAACGCCGAAGCACGAGAATGGGCAGTCGGCTCTTTAGGTTTGGCCCTCTACGTGCCGCCAAAACGCATTGCAATATTATAATATCCATTCTAATACGCTATTTTGACGGTTTCCGGGCCTGTTTCGGCCTGTTTTTGGGCGGCCGGCAGCAGAGCATTTCACAACATGGAAGCACTGAAGAACACAAGGCATGAAAACTTCGCCCAACGAATTGCGCGCGGAGTAAAACCAAGCGAGGCATACACTTCCGTCGGATACTCAGCCGCCGGCGCCGCGCCTTCGGCGGCCCGGTTGCTCCGAAATGCTAACATCGCAGCCCGTGTAAAGGAACTGGCCGCCGCGATGGCCGCGGTAAGCGTTGCCGTCGAGGTAGCGGAGCGCACCGCGCGCGTAAAGCTCCTGCAGCACCGCTTGAACCTGTTGAATCGAGTGATCAAGGAGCGCGGCGAGTCCCCGGATTTCGCCACCGTCCCAGGCGGAACCACCGGCCTGCTGGTGCGTGATTTCAAGGGCAAAGATGCCACCCAGCCGATCTACCGGGTCGATACCGGCCTGCTTGCTGAAATGAGGCTGCACGAGAAACAGGCGGCCCAGGAGCTCGGCCAGTGGTCGGAAGAACGGGAAGAGGACCGGTCGCCGGTGGCGCGGCGGTTTACGGGCACGTTCGAGGAGCTGCTGATTCTGTACCGGATGACCACGGCTCCGGAGGCATCATAAAAAGAGATGACGCCGGAACTGCTGTACGCCTGTGGGCGCAAGTTGGGACAGCAAGTCCTCGAGTTGGAAGAGCGCAATCGCGCGCTAATGAGCCAGAATCGTGGCCTGATAAGCCAGATTTCTCAAATGGAAAGTGCTCACCACAGCGAGCATGTAGCCCTGGAAGGATTCTGCCAGCGAAACGTGCAGCTGGAAACGGAACTGGCACACGCGCATGAGACTATACGGCGTCAGCAGCATACCACTCCGGAGCGATGGCGCCTGAGAGCCGGGGACCTGGAAAAGACGCTCAATGAAGAGCGCGGCGATGCCGCGGCCCTTCGAGGCAAGACCCGTGCTTTAGAAGAGGAAGTAAACCGGCTGCGCGAGCAGGTCACACAGAACCTGCGCTCGCCCATAGGCGGCAGCCACCCCGGCTATCGCGCATTGAATTTCGTACCTTGGGAAAAACACCCGCTGACCATTGAGGAGATTCTGAGTCAGCATTATGCGGATACCGTGGGCTGGATGGCCAAAAGCCGGGAACAGGAAGAGGAATTGCGGGAATTGTTTCGCCCCTGGCCGGAACTGGACGTCAAACCGACGCCGGTATTGCTCAGGCTCATGGTGGCGAAAAAGCACATCGCGCGCTTCCGGGTAGGCGGAAAGTTCGCGCGGATTCCCCCTTCGTTACTGGATGGCGACTGCACCCAAGAGCCAACGCGCAAAGCGCGAAGAAGCGCACCGGTGCAATGAGGGCGCGGCCTGGATTATCCTGTCGGACCCTGACCGCTATGCCGGCCTGCCCGTAGAGTGGGCCGAAAGATGGCGGGAGCGTTACGGTCAGCCGAAGCGGCAGCAGGACGAGCCCGTCGTTCCGGACCCGGACTCTCTCGAGGGCAGGTACGCGCGCCGGGAAAGGTCGAAGATCGCGGGGCAACGCCGGAGATGGCTGAATCGTCCATGGCGAATCTCCCGCAAAGGAAATCCGTATACCACGGCTCGCGGGAATATCCATGCGGTGATTTTCCGCTACGGGGAGCGATGGTGTTTCCGCGTTACGAACACGATGACTGAGGAAGCAATACCCTCCAAGGCGAGCTATGCCGGCGTAGACGAAGCCAAGGCCGCCATGTTCGATACCGTGCTCTATTTGCGGAGCAAGTCCCAGATGGCTCATCCTGGACTCCTGTGCAAGGAGGCGGAATGATCGAAGTCAGATATGAGAACGGCAGGTGGTGCCCGAGGGTCATCTGCGATCAATGCCGCACACCCATCAAGGCAGGTGAGTCGCCAGGCGGCATTGCGGTGTGGCGTGGCGAGGAATCATCCGATGAGACCGGCAGGACATGCCTGCACCTTCACAAAGGGCAATGTGACTACCAGGCAATGGCGCGGCAGTGGGGATACACCCTTTGGGAAGATATCGATAACCATCTGGTTCATCTCTTGCACAATTTCGGGTTTACCACTGAACAGAAACTTCGCGACGCTAAAAAGCGGGCGCGGGAACTGGCGGAACTCTTCGCATGAATATTCCAGATACCTGCTCGGCGTGATATGAGCGTGCAATTGCTATTCGACGACGACGGGCGCACCTTGACGCTGATGGCGATGAAAGTCTGCGGAGTGACAGAAGAGGGCCAGGCGCCGGACGAAGCGGAGCTAGGGCGCATCGTGCCTCTGGTGGCCCGTGAAGATACGCTAGCAGGCACGATACGCGTGGTTGAAGAGCACTATGGCCTGACGCTTCCGCGCCCGTCATGGCCGGTCAGGCTGCTAGGCCGCGTGATAGACCTCGGGTGCAAAGCCCTCAACTATTATCCGGACTACTGCAAGCGGCCATGAAAATAGACGTCCATTCCGCGGAGATATCCACAGTCGCTGTCAGCGTCAAGACTCTGACGGTCAGCGGGAAACAGGTCACCCTGGCGGTTTTCCGCCAACTGCAGAACGAGCCCCTGATCTTGCCGGGGCCTGTCCTGGCCGGCGTGCCGTGGGGTACGGTCAATTATTTTCCGCCACCTTGTGAACCGACCCACTTGCATGTGGTTTGGCAAAAGGGAGAGGAACTGCGGCGGTCCTGCGTTACTGACTACTTGCCGGATTCTCATAGGCAAATCGCCAGGGGCCGTTTAGACGACGTAGTGACCGACCTGTTTCTGTATGACTTACTGAACAGGCTGGACGGGTGCCACCCGGAAATCACACGCAAGAGTCACTCGTACAACTCGGGTGAGGCGCCAAAACATACGCTGGAGATGCGCTACGACTCTCCGGTCGGTGTAATTCACGGGTTGCTCGACACCACAACGGCTCATACATTGATCGATCTGCACGGGCATCTTTTAGAGATCAGAGCCAAGCCTACGTCAGCCTCCTACATTTACGGATTGTCCAACCGAATGGAAAGGAAGGCGAGGGAGGACCGCAATCTTTCCTATGACGAGTGTAGGGCGCAGGGCCTGGATCGCGAGTGTGACAAGCGGGCTGCCCGACTCGCCCCCAAACTCTGCCAGGAAGAATTTGCGGAAGCACGGCGTAAGACGATCGAGGAACATGGGGAACCAGACCCGGACATAGTATCTCAGTGGCAGAACGAGATCAAAGCCATTCAGCAGCAGCAGAAGGAGTATGCGGGGTTGGTGGCTGTTCTGCGTTCGTTGCCGCAACTATTCATAGCCGTATGAAGCCGGGCGCATCATAAATGAAGGGCAAACGATGCGCGTGCGGCAGGATCATGCCGCTCTGGTATAAACGCTGTCTCCAATGCAGGGTCATGGCTCTGCCGCCCTGGTTTAAACGCTGACCGGGTTATGACCGCCGCCCCGCTCGCCCACGCAGAGATGCAGGAGATGATCCAGGGTTTCGCGAACCACGCGAAGTTCTGCGACCACCTGCAGATCCGCAACAAGGAAGGCATCGCGGTACCGTACCGGGCCAGTGCGGCCGGCCTGAAGCTGAACGCCTCGATCCGCAAGCAGGAACTGGCCGGCGTCCCTGTGCGGCAAGTAGTCCTGAAAGCCTCGCAGGTCTGGATGTCCAGCTCGGCGGCCACCGAGATCTTCCGGCGCGTGCCGTTTTTCCCCGGCCGGCGTGCCCTGATCCTGGCCGACTCGCAGAAGCACGCGGATCTGGTTTTCGAATATTACGAGCAGTACATCAAGTCGTATAGCGACAATCCGTACGGCGCGGAATGGAACTGCGCGGTGGAGCTGCCGAAGCTGGACAAAGACACCGACCAGCACCTGCGCTGGAACAACGGCTCGTCGATCCTGGTCGGCACCTCGAACAACGTAGACATCGGGCGTTCTGCTCCGTTCAACTGGGCGCAACTGTCCGAGGCTGCGTTCTACCGGGCATTAGGCGCGGTGATGACCGGCCTGATGCAGCGGGTTCCGAACAGTCCGGACTCGGGCGTGATCGTGGAATCGACGCCGTCGGGTGAGGGCGGGGACTTCTACGACCTGTGCCAGCTGGCCATGTCCGGCAAGTCCGGATGGGCCTTTGTTTTCTTCGGCTGGCACGAGCACCCGGAAAACCGCATGTCTCCGGAACGGCTCGGCTACAAAGACCCGGGCGCGTTTCAACGCACGCTGTCCGGACTCGAGCAGGAAGAGCGCAGCAAGTACAACCTGAACCTCGAACAGCTGGCCTGGCGCCGCTTTGTCCTGGAAACGTCCTGCGAAGGCAAGCTGCAGCGGTTCCGGCAGGAGCACGGCGCCAACCCGCAGGAGTGCTTCCAAGGTGCCGGCAGAACGATCTTCGACATGGCTGCTTTGTCGAGGATGCCGACGGTGCAGAACCCGGTGCGCGGCCGCCTGGAAGTGGTCACGGTCGGCATCGAGAAGCGGGTGCAGTTCATCCAGTCGGAGGACGGCCGCGGCGAGCTGGCCATCTACAAGCTGCCGGAGAAGGGCAGGAACTACGCCGCCGGCGCAGACCATGCCGAGGGGATTGACCCCGGCGCCAAGGACGGCGTATCGGATCCGGATTACTGTTCCATGACGATCCTGGACGCAGATACCGGCGAAGAGGTCGCCAAGATCTCGGAACGGTACGAGCCGAGACCGTGGGCCGAACGGGTGTACTGGCTGGCACGGTTTTACCAGTGGGCGTACATCACGCCGGAGCAGAAGGCTGTCGGCAAAGCGGTTATCGGGCATCTGCTCGAGATCGAGGGCGGCTATCCGCTCGAGCTGATCTACAGTGCGGAGCGCGACCCGTCCGACCGGCGGCCGGCCTTGCTGCAGGAATTAGGCTTCGACACCAACACGGTGCTGCGGCCCGTTCTGATCAGTGCTCTCGACACGGCGATCCGCGAAGGCAGCATCAAGCTGCACGACGCGGCCACCATGCAGCAGCTGCGGCAGTTCGTCCGCAAGCCGAACGGCAGGGAAGAGGGCATCAAGCACGATGACGACGTGTTCGGAGTGGCCCTGGCTGTCGTCGGCCTGCCGAAGGCGCGGCGGGCCTTTGCGTACCGCAAGCGGCGCGCGGTCGACGAGTACAAGCAGTGGGAAAGCACTAACTACCGCAGGCCGAAGCGGCAGGCTGACGATGACTAGTTGGGTTTTGGGTTCTGGGTGTTGGGTTCTTCAACGAACTGAATATCGGGATCGCAATTGCAGTACCCTCCGCAGAACGAGTTGCACCAGTCATCGTGCCGGATATTGGTGTGCCAGAGTCCGCTTGTCGGCACCTTTCCGTCGGCGACCATCTTAAGCAGTTTGAGCCGGTAGTTGTGTTCGGGCATAGAACCTACCCCACAGAAGGCCGCGGACGGTGACTGAAGCGGTGCCGGTCTATCGGCTCCAGATTCCGGTGTTCAGGTTCCGGCGCACGGGCCTGGAACCGCTGAAAGAAGAACGGACCCCAGAATTGCGCGGCCAGCATATGCCCTTCCTGGGGACTTGCGCATCCCGCAAGCTGCCGCATCTGATCGAAGGTCACACGATACCCGAGACAGTGCGCGGCGGTCGCCAACGTCAGACAGAACGCGCCCATGACCGGCGGGTCGAGAGCTAACCACCGGTTCAGTTCACCGAAGTACTCGTAGTCAGTCATTAACGCTCAGTTTATTACCGCAGATGACAAGTCCGCCCAATTTACTTAGCCGTATCTTCAGCCGCATCCAGGGCGGCCAGCCTGCCAACGGGCAAGCTGCGCCCGGCAACGGCAACGGATACGGCGACGGCAGCCAGCCCGCTCCGCGGTCGGGCAGATCGTTTCAGATCAAGCTCAGCGAGGCGGAACAGAACCGGCTGATCAACCGCATCGAGCAGGACTTCCAGATGGCGAAGGCCAGTCACATGGCGCGGTGCCAGAAGTTTGCGAGCTACATGCAGCGGTGGGAAAACCGCGTCGACCCTCCGCAGATGGGCGACGAGGACAAGCCCAACCACACCGTCCCGCTCACCCAGTGGCAGTGCTTCGCGAAGATGGCCCGGGATCTTCAGGCGCTGATCGGGGACGACGCCGAAATTACGGCCAGGCCCACAGGACCGTCGGACGCCGCGGCGGCCCGCAAGGTCGGTGCGTACATGACGTCGCGGGTATTCGACCAGATGGAACTGCTCAACCCGCTGGCGGTCTTTCAGTTCCGGCGCATCCTGTTCGGGCGGGCGATCGCGTACCGGCCCTGGTACGAGCGCGAGTTCGACTGGATGGAGAACGGAAAGCGAAAGAGGGTGTGCGACTACCGCGGTCCCGGCTTTTTCCCGTGCGAGCCCGATTACATCGTCGTACCCCCAGAAAGGGGGGTGCAGTCCATTCAGGACTTCTCCTATGTCATCCGGCGCGTGCCGGTGACGGTAGACGACCTGCAGCACGGCGACGGCAGCCTGTACCAGGGAACCTCCGATCCGGACTTCGTCAAGGAAGCCATCAACTGGGCCAAGAACGGCTACAACGACTACATGCTGGGGGCGCAGGACCCGGTGCAGACCGAGGTCGAGCAGTCCCAGGGCATCGATTACGACTCCGGCAATCCGGCGGCCCGGCGCATCATCTGGCTCTGGGAATGGTTCGGCAAGTGGCGCCCGCTCAAGAGGGGCACCGCGGATGGCGCACAGGACGATCTGGACGCACGGCAGCCCTTCGAAGCCGATTGGGTGGTCCGGTTCATCCCCGGCTGGCGGAAGATCGTTGGCGTACAGGACCTGATGGAGCTGTACCCGCGCATGCGCAAGCGCCGCCCGTTCTGCGAGTCTTCGCTGATCAAGGACGGCAATTACTGGGGCCAGGGATTCGGGGCACTGCTCGAGTCGATCGAGGACGAAGCTACGGCAAACTCGCGGCTGCTTACGGCCTGCGGCGAGCTGGGCGTGTGGCCGATCATCTTCTACAAGCCCGGAGGCGGCATGAATCCCAAGCTCATGCGGCTCGAGCCGGGAATGGCCATTCCGACCGAAGACCCTGCCGGCGTGAACGTGATCCGACTGACGCCGAACCTCGAATATGCGATGGCCAAGAACCAGGAAACGCTGGCCACCGCGGAACGGGTCACCGGCATCACCGACCAGTCACTCGGCCGCGCCATCGACCGGCCGAACGCGCCCCGCACGGCAACAGGCCAGCTTGCCCTGATCGAGGAGGGGAACGTCCGCGCGTATCTCGACAGCACTGTGCTGCGCGAGGACATGGAACAGATCATCGCGGACTTCTGGTACATGGACTGCGACCTGGCGCCCAAAGAAGACCCCGGCATCTGGTTTCGGGTAACGGAAAGCGCCTCGATCGGCGCGGCCGGCTTCGACGTGGCCAAAGGCGGCGCCTACATGACGCCCGAAGAGTTCGGCGGGCGGTTCGACTTCCGGCTGAAGTTTGCCACCTCGGCCTGGTCGCGGGAAGCGCAGGCCCAGAAGCAGCTCACGTTCTACTCGCTCGCCATGCAGAACCCGCTGGTCATGCAGAACCCGCGCGCGCTGTGGATGCTGTTAAACGAAACGGCAAAGGCCCTCGGTGTCCAGGACTTTTCCGACATCATTCCGCAGCCTCCGGACCTCGATCAGCCGATCAGCCCCGATCAGGAATGGACCAAGATGCTCGAGGGCGACGACGACGTCCACCCGAACCCGCAGGATAACGACGATTACCACCTGCAGCAGCACGCCAAGCAGCTTGCCTCCGAGCGTGCCGAGCCGAACCCGGACGTGCAGGCCCATCACCTGCTCGTGCGGCACATCCAGGAACAGCAGCAGCAGAAGGCCTCGAAGATGGCGGTGCAGGCTCTGACCCAGCAGCTGGTGCAGTCCATCCAGCCGCAGAACCAGCCGCCTTCGAACCCCATGGACCAGCTGATCCAGCAAGTACACCAGCAAGGCGGCATGCCAGGAGGCGGCCCGCCCGGAATGCCGCCGGGAATGCCACCGCCGGGTCCGGCGCCGGGAGGCGCACCGCAGGGGCCGCAAACCCCGGGCGTGCCGCCGATGCCGCCTCCGGGAGTCGGCTCGAGCGCGGCTCCGCAGGCGCAGAACGGCATGCTGTAAAGCGGGTGCTGGGTCTTGGGTGCTGGGTGTTGGGCAACGCAGCCGACGACATGTCGACATCGTGGAATTTGACCTAGAAAAGGAGAAACCAATGGGACAGGCAACATCGAAGCAGGCGACAGGCACCTTGACAGTAGGAGGCCGCGCCACTGCTCACGTGCAGTGGAACGACGCGAACGGACAATCGGCCAAAGTAGACGGCCCCACGACGTGGGTATCGTCTGACCCGCTCACGCTCGAATGCGTGGTGGCCACCGGCAATCCGCTGATCGCGAATTGCTATGCGCCCGGCCCGATCGGCACGGTGCAGATACAGGCCACTGCCGACGCGGACATGGGTGAGGGCGTGCGGCCGGTCACTTCGACGATCGACATCACGGTCATCGGCGGCGAAGCCCAGGGCGGCGACATCACGTTTACGCCAGCCGCCAAATGAAACTCGTCCGGCTAAAAACATTGGAGCTGGCCGCCGGCAATCCGATCACGCCGGAACAGCAGGTACAGGCCGCGGCAATCGTCGCCTCCGGCCTCGTATCCGCGCACGGCATAGACGCCGGCGGCATTCCTCCGTCCGAACTGGCGGCGCGGGCTCTCGAAATCGTGAACGCGATTACCCAGGCGGTCTATGAGCCGCCTGCCGTGCCGGAGCATCCGATCGTGATCCCGCCTCCAGGCGCCGGCGGCGAGGCCGTCAGCGGCGTGATTACGCTGACGCCGGTCTGACGTATGGACACTGTGTCGACAGAGTGGGATACCGGCGATCTGGACGCGCTCGAAGAGCTGAAGCTGAAGCGGGACCGCGGCTACGAGCTGGTGCGGGCCCGCATTGACAAGATGATCGAGTGGACCCGCAACGACCTCGAGCGCGAGGGCGACTATCCGAAGACTTGCTACCTGCGCGGCTACGTCAAGGCCCTGCGGGACGCGTTGGACCTGCCGGTGATTCTGCGGACTGAAATAACCGGACTCATATCTCAAAAAGCGAAAAGGTAACTAATGGCTGAAAAACAAAATATCGCGTACGTCGCAAACACCTCCGGCAACAACGTCACGGTAGTGAACTTCCACACCGGCAAGATCCTCGCCACGATCAGCCTGAGCGCCTCCGGCGTCGGCGGCTGTGCGCTCACGCCGGATAAAAGCCTGCTGTACGTCTGCGAGCAGAGCAAAAACGCGGTGGCCGTCATCAATACCGCGACCTACGCGGTGGTTGGCCACATCGCCGTCGGTTCCGGCCCGGTGCAGATCGCGTTTACTCCGGACGGCCGGTACGCTCTCGTTCTCAATGCCAAGGACGACAACGTGTCGGTGATCGATACGTTGGAGGCGTCCGTAGTGGCCACCGTTCCTGTCGGCGACAAGCCTAACGCGTTGGCGGTCACTCCCGACGGCAGTCGCGTGCTGATCGCCAATATCGCAAGCTCCAACATCTCGGTGATCGACACCGGCAGCCAGGGCGGCTCGGCTGTCTGGACGGCGCTGTCCGGGCCTGCCGGTATCGCGGTCTTCGAGGACAAGGTCTATGTCGCCAACCAGTACGCCTGCACGCTCTCGGTTCACAACCTGGCTACTGGCACGATCCTGACCAAGGTTTCCGACATGGTGGCCCCCAATGCCGTGGCCGTAACCCCGGACGGCAGCCAGTTGTATGTGGTCAACGCCAACAGTCAAACGGTGTGGGCGCTCGACCGTTCGTCGCTGGCGGTAAGAGCCAAGATTCCGGTCGCTGCCCTGCCGACTGCCGTGGCCGTCTCGGCGGACGGCAAGACGGCGCATGTCACCAACGGCTACGGGTATTCGCTCACCACGATCGACACCGCCAGCAACACGGTGAAGAGCACGCTCGAGAAGGTGGGGATCTACCCGTTCTCGATTGTTCTGCACGGCTGAGGAACACTATGAAGCAAGAACGACAAACAGCAACCGAGGCCGCGGCCTCTCCGATACCGCCGGAACAGCGCGTCCAGGCAGCGGCCATTGTGACCTCCGGACTGGTCGCACCGCACGGCGTCGACGCCGGCGGCATTCCTCCGTCCGACCTGGCGGCACGGGCCCTCGAAATAGTGGACGCCATCTGCGAGCTGGTCTATGCGCCGCCGGAACAACCGCCGGCTGACGCCGTGGCCGCCGCGCCGCCGTCCGAAGCGCCGGTAGCTGACAAGGCGGAAGCGCCGCGGAAGCACGGCTGGCATAGATAAAAGGAGAACAACGATATGGCATGGCCAAAACGAGGTGCAGCAGGACCGCTACCGTTACAGGCGGCTTCGCCCCCTCCGGGAGCGCCGGGCGGCCCGAGCTTCGGTGAAGTGCAGGCCGCCAAAAAGCGGAAGCAGGGACGCATGCCGCTGGCGGGTGCCGGTACACCGGCTTGGAAGAAGATTGCGGCAATGATGGAGTCGGCACCGCCGGGCGGACGCTCACGGGGCGGCGGCGGAATCGGTGGCCTTTAGGCGCTCTTCTTATACGGGACGACGTGGCTTTCGATGCTTTGCCGATCAGCCACAGATTCCAGATCAAAATGATTCTGAAGGTTCAGCCAGTACTGCGCCGAGCAGCCAAAGTAACGGGCAAGCCGCACGGCAGTGTCTGCGGTAATGTCGCGTTTCCCGTTCACGAGCTGGCTGATGCGGCTAGGCGACACGCCAATGGCACGAGCCAGACCGTTAATACTGACTCCGCAATCCTGTAGGTCTTCGAGCAGGATTGCGCCAGGGTGAGTTGGCGGCAGAGTTCTTGGTGATTTGGGCATTTTAAGATTTCGCGGCCACGCGCACGACAGTTCCAGGCTGTAGACGATCGAGCGCGGTACGAGCAGCCGGAAGGAGCGGCAGCAAATCTTTTATCTTCGTCGAATGCGCCCCGAGTACGAGCAAGGCTATCTTGCGGCCCGCGAAGTTCTGTTGATGCTCTATGTTTTTGTCGGCGGTGATCAAAACATCAAACTGCTCGCTGATAGCAAGATCCAGGAGCGCGCCGTTCTTCTTACCGGCCCAGCCCATCTCACGCACCGTACAGCACTCGTGCTCACGAAAGCGCCGTCTCAGAGCGGTCGGCAGACATTCATCGAGAAGTAGTTTCAGCGTGCGCCTCCGCAAGAACTAAGTCTTTCGCGTGCTCGAGCGCCGCAATCGCTTCTTCGCGAGTAACCGATGGAAAGTTATCTAGAAATTCATCCAGAGCTTCATAGCTCTCGAGGTAGTCGATCAGGTTTTCAAACGGTACGCGCGTGCCACGGAAGCACGGCGTGCCGCCCATAAGTTCCGGATCACTGACGATCACTTGATTAGAAGGGGCCATAGCTTTATTCTATGCCGTCACGCGGAATAGCAGCAAGGTACCAGAGTACTAAAGAGGTTTTATGACCGCACCGGCAGCGGTACACGTAGCCGAGATTTGCCCGTCCTGCCGGCGGTTCCGCAGTCCGTACGACATGATCCGGCACACCGGCTTTAGTCAGTGTGTCGACTGCTTCCACCGGCACGAGGAGGCACTGCACGCGCTGGCCACGGGCACGCCTCCGACCGAGTGCAGCGAGTGTCACACGCCGTGGGACACGCTGCGGGCAATCGGCCAGAACCGCATGGTGTGCCATATGGAAAACGGCGTCTACCGGATGATGTGCCTGGCGTGCGACGCCAAGTACGTGAAGAAACGGAAGGAGCTGTATGGCCCTACGGAGTTCGGATACAAAGCAGGATTGCGTTAAATGCCTAATGAAGACGTCCTCGACAACGAGGCAGTAGACCAGCCCGCAGCGCCGAAAGGCCAGGCGGAAACCGTCACCGTATCGAAAGCCGAGCTGGCCCGCATGGAGCGCGAGCTCGGCGAGGCCCGCGCCAGCGAACGGTTCTGGGCAGACCGCGCCCGCGGCAATGGCAACGGGCACCCGCAGCAAGCTGCGCCAGCCGAAGAAGAAGACCCGATCGAGACATCCGACTTGCTGCCGCCGGCAGTCACCGGCACGTCGGACGTAGACGAAGCCATCTTCCATGACCCCGACAAGTGGCTCGAGGCGATCAGTAAAGGACCGCGCGCCATCCAGGCTCTGGTGGCCAAGGCCACCGAGGGGTACGTCAACGCGCAGCAGGTCGCCGAGATCGCGGCGAAGGTAGCCCGGCGCACGGTCGATGTGGAGCGCGGCAAGATCTCGACCGACTCGCAGCTGATGACGAAATTCCCGGAACTGGCCGACAACAAGTCCGCTCTGTTCCGCGCGACGGCGGAAGAGTTTCAGGAGCTGATTGCGTTCGATCCGCAGGCGAAAAAATCGCCGGCAACTCTGTTCGCCGCGGCCAAAGCGGCCAAGTCCCGCCTGGCGATGGAGGCGCGCAGCAAAAAGGACGACGGCGACGACGGCGACGAGTACGACCGCGTGGAGACCGACCGGCGTGCCCGCGTAGCGGCACAGGATAACCGGCCCGGACGCGCACCGCTCGAAGACCCCGACGACAGCCTCGGCCCGCAGGCGAAGCAGTTGGTCAAGCAGATGGGAATCACCAACGAGGAATTCCTGACTGAGAAGAAGAAAACGGACGGCATGCGGAGGAGACGATAAATGCCAAACAAGAAACAGTTTGATACCGGCGCAGAAGCCGCAGGCATCGGCGATAGCCCGGTGCTGACGCGCACCCCGCCTGACGACTTCCCGGCAAACCCGGTGCTCGATCTGCATGTGGGCGGTGTGCTGGTGTCGGATATGCCGATCGAGGCTCAGGGACGCATCCTGTACCAGCAGACCGACGAAGGCATCGCCGAGGCTAACGAGGGCAAGAGCGAATCAGCGGCACGGGTCACGCGCGACGAGTTCAGCAAGGCACTCGAGCACCGCAAAGACGCGGTGGTCGATCTCGGCATGACGCTGTCGGACGCGCCGAACCCGATGAAGGAAGCGATGGCCGAGCACATCCCGCCCGGCATGCGTGGACGGTTCCTGTCGCCGTCTGTAGTCGACCGGCGCGGTATGCGCGGCTGGGTGCCGGTGCTCGACGCGGACGGCAAGCAGGTCAAAGTCCGGAATCAGTTTCTTGCCATGATGCCGGAGTCGGTAGCCGTGGCCCGCAACAAGGCCGTACGGGAGCACGGCAACAAGCTGCTCGGGCAGGTCAAGCAACAGTACCTCGAAGAGGGCGGCAGAACAGCCGTGGCCGATTAGATATGATGGCAGCGGAAGCTGCGGGACAATGCGGGTATAGCGGAAGCCGCGGGGTAGATGACCTTGATCAGGAAGCTGCGGGCACACGTCGGGTGTTTGTGCCTGGAAGCTGCGGGATGCTGCAACAAATGGAAGCTGCGGGATATGCACAGGGTGGCCTGCCCATCACCCATCACCCCATAACCCACAACCCGCAGAATAGGACTTGAGCGCCACCGTCAGGCGCAGCGCGGTCACCGTCGGGCACGCTTGCCGGCCCGAACGTCCGCGGAAAGCTGCTAAACGTACGCGATATCCGCGCATTAGGCCGCGGCAGCCGCGTAAGCTTCCACTGAATTTTTACCGGCGGCTGCGGGACCAGGTTCGGAAGACAGGAAGCTGCGGGCAGGCGGACCGAATTGCCGGAAGCTGCGGGCTGTTCGCTTGGCCACCGGGAAGCTACGGCATGCGGCCCGCCTGGTCGCGGAAGCTGCGGGGCAGTTCACCGGTAGAAGCTGCGGGTGGTGCCCAACTGGCCGGGAAGCTGCGGGACGCCTTTGCGATGTGCGGGAAGCTGCGGCATGCCCGTCACCGTGGAAGCTGCGGTGCCGCCGGATTGGCTCGGAAGCTGCGGGGTTTGCGAAGTCTGGAAGCTGCGGGAGCACGGTAGAACGCACGCACCGGAAGCTGCGGGTCAAGAACGACGTTGTGGCCTATCTCAAATATCTTCAGGTCAAGTGCGCGGCGTGTCCCAAACGCGCCAGCAAAGAAGTCTTTGACCGCTGGAACGGAAGCTGCGGTAAGTTCTGTGCCCGTTGTGCAGAGGCCAAACTGAAGCAGCAGTTAAAAGCCGAAGCCAGCGAATTACGCGAAGTTAGTAACTAGTCAGTAAGTAACACCCCTGCGAAGCCAGTGCGTTTCATTGTGGCCTAAAACAGCCCCCCGGAACGCCGAGGACGGATCACCTCAGACGTCGAAGTCTTCGCTCCCTTGAGGCAATTGTTCCCCAACTCAAATAGGAGCGAAGAATGGCAAATGTAAATAACCCGTTCGGGTTCCGTCCGCTCATGCGGACGATGGCCGGCGGGCAGGTAGAAGCGGTCGCGGCCCACAAATTGGCGGGCTACGGGACTGCCCTGTTCATCAACGACGCAGTTACTCACGCAGCGGCAGGCACCAAGCCCACCGCATGCATAGACGCAGCCATCTCACCCGGCAGCACGCCGGTGCTGGGAGTCAACCTGATCTGGGGCGCGGCTTCGACCGCGACCGATCACCTCGTAGTTCTCGGCGACGGCGGAGCGGTTTTCCTGACACAGGGAGACGGCACCGGCGCCATCTTCTTAGTTCCCGCCTCACTCAGTCTGTGCGCCAAGATCAAACTGACCGCAGGCAACCCCTCCCTCAAGCTCTCCAAACACCAATTGGACGAGAGCACGCTCGCGATAACCAACACGTGGGATCTCAAGGTACGCAAGCTGTGGGAGTCTCCCGACAACGTGGCGGCAGCATTTGCCCGCGTAGAAGTCACCTTCAATAACCTGGTCGGAGCGGACCAAAAGGCAGGTATCTAACCATGATGATTCGCGGCAATTTCTCCGACTTCTTCGACACCACGATGCTGCCGGCGCTCAACGCCAAGATCTGGAAAACCTACAACCAGAAGCAGCAGCTATACGCCAAGCTGTTGAACACCGACACCACCAACCGCATGATCGAGCAGTTCTCGCAGATGGCCGGCGTAGGACTCGCAAGCAAGATCAACGAAGGCGCGGACACCCCGGTAGATACCTTCGTACAGGGTTACAACAAGACGTTCAAGCCGGCCAAGTTCGGCTTGGGCATCGCGGCCTCGCAGGAGCTGGTCGAAGACGACCAGGTCGGCATCATCTCGAAGCGCGCAGTTGCTCTCGCCAACTCGATCAACCAGACGATCGAGATCCAGGGAGCCAGCGTCTACAACAACGCCTTCGACGGCACCAACTACCCCGGCCCGGACGGACAGCCTCTGTGCTCCGCCATCCACCCGTTAGTGAAAGCCGGCGGCACGCAGACCAACCTCGGCACCGCCGCGGACCTCGACATCACCTCTCTCGAGCTGGCCATGACCGACTGGGAAGTCACCAAAACGCACGAGGGTTTTCTGCAGCTCTTGCCGACTCCCAACGTGCTGATCCATCCCAGCAATCGCTGGAACGCGTACGAGATCCTGAAATCTCAGGACCGCTCGGACACCGCCAACCGCGCAACGAACGCCTTCAAGTACACCGAGAACGGCGGCACGATCGACCCGATCATCTGGTCGTTCCTGACCGACCCGGACGCCTGGTTCTTAGTCGCTCCTCCGAACGACACCGAAACCATGTGGCTGTGGCGCAAGCAGCCCTACACCAAGTCCGATTACCTCGAGAAGAACGAGGTCGGCTACGTGTACATGCGGTACCGCGCCGATTTCGGGTTTTACGGCTGGCGCGGGATCTATGGAAATCCGGGGGCCTAAGTTATGGCGAGAGGCGAAACCCGTTTCGGCAGTCAACGCACCTCCCAGGTTCCCGGCTCGACCGCGCAGCGCAGAGGCGGAGGCGAGGTCGGGCTCTCCCGCTTAACCGTTCAGTTCGTCCTGAAGGGAGCGGACGCGGCCACATCGACGAATTACGGCGGCGTCTACATTTTCCCGGCGATCAACATTCCGCGGGACCCGACCGGCGCGAGCGCCACCGGTCCCGTCTGGCAGCTTACCTCGGCCCGGGAGCGGCACGAGACGGCTGGGTCGGCCGGCACCGTCATGCCGACGAAGGTCCCGTCCGGCACGGCTAAGGCGTCGGGCCTGCCGTGTCTGGCGACGGCCTTCGATCTAACGCAGCCGGCGGACACCAACCAGAACGGCGTGCTCCACGCGACCGCTGCCAATTCGCAATTCGCGGACGGCGACGAACTCGCTATGTGGGCGCCCAGCGCGACGACCGCCGCGGCCAACGTGGTCATCACGTGCGAGTTCAAACGCATGGGCTAGCAGAAGGGCAGGAGCTTACCGGCTTCTGCCCCTCAAAACCGGAGGCAAAATGGGAAGAACCCAACGAGATGTATTCCATGTCCTGCTCGCCAGTGCCGTTACCAAGACCGCCAACTTTTCCGCGCCGGCGTTCGAGCCGGAGTTAGACCGGTTCAGCGAGCTGGTCGTTACCCTGCAGGTCACCGCGGCATCGGGCACTGCTGATTTCTACCTGACCACCGGAGACGGATACGGCAGCTGGGACCTCGTGCATTTCCCGCAGGTCACGGCCGGCCCCAAAACGTTCACGGCCCGGCTGGTATCGCAGAACACCATACCGGCCACAGTCACGGGCGCTGCTCCCGGTGTCTCGGCTAACGACCCGTCAGTACTGCAGACTGACACGGCAGGAACCGCGCAGGGCATCCGCACGCTAGGCGCGGGACTGGTGCGGCACGGGCCATGGGGCTCGTACCTGGGCTACGAGTTGGTGGCCTCGGCCTCGATCACCTATACGCTATCGGTGCAGGCACGATGACTCTCGGCACGCTGCGCATGCGCATGCTCAAGCAGTACCCCGGCACCGATGCCGATGTTTTGGACGGCTACATAAGCGACAGGTACGGCGAAATCCTGCAATCGCTGGCCTGGTCGCGGCTCGAGAAATCGCTGGTCCTGCAAACGGTCGCGCCGTACCAGACCGGTACCGTTACCGTAACGGCCGGCTCGACCGTCGTCACACTGGCCGGAGGCTCGTGGACGGGGGCCATGACGGGCAGGCAGTTTCGGGTGACCGGCGACAACGCGTTCTACGGGTTCACCTATCTCAATACGCTTGTCGGGATACTCGACCGTCCCTACCAGGGCACCGGCAACACGCTGGCAGGTTATTCGGTCTACCAGTCGATCTACGCCATGCCGCCCGACTGCCGCATCCTCGAGGACAACGCCTTCACCACACCGGACCTCGGTCCGCTCGAGCGCCTGTCGCGGGACCAGCTGAACCTGTCCGCACCCAGCCGTCCGACCTTCGGCACTCCCATGAACTGGGCGTCGTTCATGGACGACACCAATACCCCTCCCGATATGCAGGTGGAGCTGTACCCATGCCCGGACGCGTCCATCGGCATCCCGTTTCACTACACCGCAGAACTGCTACAGCCGGGAACGGGCAGCGCGGCCTTTGCGGCCTGGATGGAGCCCGCTACCGCGCTGGTCGAAGGAGTGTCCAGCAAAATCCTGCGCCTGCAGAAGGATTACAACGGTGCGCAGCTGGCCGCGGCCGAGGCGCAGCGGGCACTGTCCACCATGCGAGCCAACGAGGCCCTGCGGCAGCCGGTCACGCGCATGCGCCTGCCGGACTATCTGATACGGCACCGGCTGAACCGCTGGCAACGACCGTGACCTCTGCCGAGATCGCACAGCGCATTCTGATCCGCGCCGACGACTCGTACCCGGCTTCGCTCTCGATCACCGCGGACCCTGCCGGCGGCATCCCTGCCGAGATCCTGGCCGTGATCAACGAAGGGCAGGAACTGGTCACCCTGTTGACATTGTGTCTGGAGGCTACCGCGCCGTTCACGGCGACGGCCGGTACCGCGTTTTTCGGGATTCGCACGGTGCTTCCGGATTATCTGGTTCCGCTTCGGGTGCTGGGGCCCGCGGGACGGCTGCGGCCGGCCACGCTGAAACAGCTGGACGCGGCCAACGAGCAATGGCAGCAGACGCTCGGCACGCCTGCGCGGTACGTGGCCATGGGATTCAACCTGTTCGCGATCACTCCGCAGGTGAACGCAGACACGCAGCTGACAGTCACGTATGCGCGCGCTCCGGTGCAGATCGTGGGCGATCAGTTTCCCGAGATCCCGGAAGAGTATCACATTGATCTGGTCGACTACGGCATCTATCGCGTGCGCCTGAAGGAAGGCGCGCAAGGCCTGCAGCGGGGCATGAAATATCTGAACCGCTTTCTGGACCGCATGACCGTTCTGGGTGACTTTGTGCGGGCCAGGAGCCGGGCGGCGAATTTCGATATTTTACCGATGGAGCTGGCCCTCTTTGACCGCTCCCGGCTGATCGAACAGGTTACGGCAAAAGCCGCAGGTAAGTAAGTAAAGAGATTCTTTACATGACCCCATTCCGCTCTCTATTGCTACTCGTGTGTCTGTTCCCGGCGGCAGTCTGTTTGCGCTCTCAGACTGCCGTGTTCCCGGGCGCGGTGGCCCCCGCTCACAACAAGAATGTGGCCACCGACA